CAGCGCCTAGGAGGGACGGTCATGGGTGACTGGGTGAGGATCATCCACCCGGAGACGGGCGGCACCGCCAGCGTGCACCAGGGGGCGCTGTCGCACCTCTACGCGTCCGGCTGGCAGCTGCAGGCAGCACCGGACGCGCCGCAGCCCCCGGTGCCGGTGCCGGCGCCGGAACCGGCCGCCGCGCACGACACCGAATCCGATCCGAGCGAGGAATCCTGACATGACCGCCCCCCCGATCTCAGCGTCCGCCCGGTACATCCCGGAGTCGGTCACCCACTTCTACTTCGTCGCCGCGATGGCGTCCTACCTATCCCCGACCAGGGCCGAGCTGAATGCGGGCACCGACCTGACCCCTGAGATCCACACGGTCGGCGACTGGGCCATCACGTCGGCGGCGATCCCCACCCCGGACCTGAGCACCTTGTTCGACGCGACGATCCCGGGGAAGATCCAGATGGGCACCACGACGATCACGATGTACGCGGATTCCACGAGCACCGACGCGCGGACGCTGCTGCCCCGCGGCACCACCGGCTACATCGTGAAGTTCCCCGAGGGTGACGTGACCGGCCGGAAGATGGACGTGTTCCCCGTCAAGGTCGGCAGCCAGGCCAAGCCCACGGTGCTGGGCAGCCCGTCGGACATCACGTTCGCGTTCTACGTGACCAAGACCCCCGCCGAGAACGTCGCGGTGCCGTAGCGGTGGCGTACCTGGATAAGGCCGCCATCCTGAAGGCGGATGACCTGGGGCGGCGGGAGGTCGCCGTCCCGGAGTGGGGCGGCACCGTCCTGATCCGCGGGCTGACCGGCGCGGAGCGGGACGCCTACGAGGCGTCGATGCTCAGGCAGCGCGGCACGGAGATGGTCGCGAACCTGCAGCAGATCCGCGCCGGGCTCGTCGCCCGCTGCTGCATCGGCGCGGACGGGGAGCGCCTGTTCACCGATCATGACGTGGGCGCGCTCGGCGAGAAGTCCGCCGCCGCCCTGGACCGGGTGTTCGAGGCATGCGCGGAATTGTCGCGGCTGACGGAGAAGGACATCGGGGACCTGGCGGGAAACTCCGGGGCCGCCCCGGGCGGCGATTCGCCTTCGCCCTAGCGGAGAAACTCGGCTGCACCGTCGCCGAGCTGCTGGAGCGGATCTCCTCCGCCGAGCTCGCCGAGTGGATGGCAGAGTTCCGGCTACGGGCCGAGGACGCCGAGGCCGCGCGGGCGCCGGGAGGACAGCGGCCGGACCCGGGAGCCGGGGGCGGCCTGGCGGGCACCTGACGGGGAGAAAAGAGGCGGCATGGCTGATGCGGCATCGGAGCTCGAGGCGCTTGCCTACCGGCTGCGGCTGGTATCGGACGGCGGGCTGCTCCGGGAGCTGACGAAGGCGATGCGGGATGCGGTCTTCCCGGTGCAGGCCCAGGTCCGGGCCGGGCTGAAGCCGCACCTGCCCGGCCGGTACGCGGAGGTCCTCGACGCTGACCTGCGGCTCGGCAGTAGCGTCCGCACGGCAGGCAGCGATCCCGGCGTGTCCCTGACCGCCCGGTCTGCCGGGAAGAACCGCAAGCTGGGGCGCCTCGACGCCGGGCGGCTCAGCCACCCGCTGTTCGGCAACCGGCGCCACTGGTACACCCAGGAGGAGCCGTCCGTGCAGCCCGGCTGGTTCACCGGCCCCGCGCAGGACGCCGCGCCGCAGGTCCGCGCCGCGATCGAGAAGGCGCTGGAAGACGTCGCGGCCCGCGCCGCGGGCAGGGGCGCGTGAGCGATGGCCTCGATCACGTTCGAGTTCCTCAGCCGGGGCGCTGACGGCCTGGCGGCCGACTTCGGCAAGGTCGGCGACGGCGCGGCCGGCGCATCCCGGGGCGCGAAGGTCTTGCAAGACGTGATCGAACGGCTGGGGAGCAGGGAAAACCGGACGGCCGAGGAGTCCCGGCGGCTGGCGCAGGCGCTGCGGCTGACCGGCGACGCGGCGGACCGGGCGGCGGCCAAGGTGGTCGTGGCGGACGCCGCGATCCGGCGGCTGGCCGACGCGGAGGCGGAGGCGTCACGCAAAGCGGGCGCCGCCGGCGGCGGCGGGATCTTCAGCCGGCTGCTCGGCGCCGCCGGGAGCGCTTTCACCCCGGCCGGCGGCGGCGGCGGGGCCGGGCCGCTGCCGGGGTTCCTGAGCAGCCCGGCCGCCATCGCCGCCATTGCCGCCGGGCTCGCGGCGCTGCTGCCGGAGATCGTCGCGGTCGGGTCCGGGTTCGCCGCCGCAGGCACCGGCGCCGGGGCGTTCGCGCTCCTGGCCGCCCCCGCGTTCAAGAAGGTGGAGACGGCGTACAGCGGCCTGAACACGGCGCAGCAGGCGTATGCCGCCGCGCAGGCCAAGTACATCGAGGCGCCGACTAAGGCCAACGCGACGGCGCTGGCGAACGCGCGGCTGCAGCTGGACCTGACCCGCGACTCGCTGGCGAAGCTGCCCAGGAGCGAGCAGGACGCCGTCACCGGCCTGCAGGGCCTGGTCGCCCAGTTCGGGAAACTGTCCGCGGCGTTCGCGCCGCAGGCGTTCAGGATCTTCGCCGACCTGCTGAAGATCGCGGATAACCTGCTGCCCGTCGTCACCCCGTTCGCTACCGCGTTCGCGGGCGCCCTGGACGGCATCTTGAAGCAGGCCGCTAAGTTCACCGGCTCGCAGGGCTTCAGGGACTGGCTGGCGCAGTTCCAGAAGCTGACGGGCCCGTCGCTGACCGCGATCGGCGAGGGCATCGGCCACCTGGTCACCAGCTTCGGGAAGCTCCTGACGATCTTCTCCGCCAAGGACGTCGTCAACGCGATCAACATCGCGTTCTCCGTGCTGGACGGCACCCTGATCGTGCTGATCCGCACCACGGAGTTCATGAAGTCCGCATGGGACAAGCTCACGAACGCGTTCGTGGTCAGCCGCCACCAGATCGCGAACGTCTTCGACGGGATCCGCCATGACATCGCCGACTGGGGCCGCAGCATCGCCTCGGTATTCGACCAGTCCCGCGCGAACGTGGCCCGGTGGGCGCTGGACGTCCAGCGGGCCGCCGACAGCGTCGTGAAGTGGTTCCAGCAGCTGCCCGGCAAGATCACCAGCGCCCTCGGCAGCGCGGGCACCGTCCTGCTTTCCTGGGGCAAGGGCGTCATCCAGGGCCTGCTGACCGGGATGACCAGCGTGATCGGCCAGGTGTGGGCGTTCATCAAGTCCATCCCCGGCAAGATCCTCAGCTTCCTCGGCATCAAGTCGCCGCCCGACTGGGCGATCGAGGCCGGCAAGCACATCATGAACGGCGTCGGGATCGGCATGCAGCAGTCGCAGGCCGCGTTCGCCAGGGCGTCCGCCTCGGCCGGGGCCGCCGCCGCGGCCAGCCTGGGCGCCGGCGGCGACGCCGCGGCGAACAGGGCGCTGGCCCGGCAGACGTTCCCCTGGCCCGCATCCCAGTGGTCCGCCTTTGACTACGTGGCGATGCGCGAGTCGGGATACAACCGGTTCGCCCGCAACCCTGCCAGCGGCGCCTACGGCATCCCGCAGGCGCTGCCCGAGTCCAAGCTTCCCCCGGCCGGGCGGTCGTCCGGCGGGTCGCACGCGGGCGCCCAGCTGTCGTGGATGTTCTCCTACATCGCCGGCCGGTACGGCACCCCGGCCGCCGCCGCGGCGCATGAGAAGGCGTTCAACTGGTACGGCTCCGGCTTCGACGGGGTCATCAGCCGCCCGACGCTGATCGGCGTCGGCGAGCGCGGCCCGGAGCACGTCACCGTCACCCCCGGCGGGGACAGCCTGCTCGCCGAGGTCCGCGCGCTCCGCGCGGAGCTCCGCCACCTGACCGCCGTCGCCGCCGCCATCCCGGCCAGCACCGGCCGGCACGTCACCGCCGGGGTGAACAGCGCGGCCGCCGGGGGCTCGTTCCGCCGCCGCTACCCGTCCTAGCCGGTAACTCCCCTGGCTCCTTCACGTGCTGGCTCACGCCGCTATCACTGATGACCGTCAGGGTAACCCGGCACCTGGACAGGTCCGGCCTCCAGGGAAAGCGTGGGCCGACACCGCCATGGGCGTAGCCGTCACTGCTGACCGTCCGAGGTGCCGTCGGCTCGATGTCATGAGCATTACCTGCCGCGCAGTGACACAGGCCCGGCAGCAGCCTGCCGCGCTGGTAAGCGAGGTGACCTTCCCTGTCCACGCTTTCATCGTAACCCCGGAGGAAAGCCCGTGACAGCTGACCCGGCCGGGGGCTGCTGATGGCGAACTCGCTCACGATCGCGAACACTATCGAGCTTCTGGGCGCGGAGGGCGGCGTCGCGTCGGCGATCCCTGCCTGTGCCGGGGCGGTCTTCCTGCTCGCCGACGACGGCACTTATGACCTGGGCAGCCACCAGCCGACCGCCGACTACGTGGCGTCGCTGATCCTCGACGGGGAACGCCCGTTCGGCCGCCGGTCCTCCAACCGGACGATCACGCTGCCCGTCAAGATCGTCTCCCCGGGCGGCGACCTGAAGCTCCTCGCCGCGGCCCGCGAGGTGCTCGAGCAGGCCGTCGACCAGGACACGTTCACGATCACCTGGACCCGTGACCCCGGCAGCGGGCCGAGGATGCCGCTGGTGCTGGACTGCTTCCGCGCGCAGCCGTCGAAGCCGCTGTACTCGCCGCTGACCGAGCAGCAGGGCGTCATGTGGATCACCCTGCAGATCCCCGCCCTCCCCTACGGCCGCTCCGACACCCAGTACACGCCAGCTTTTACCGGCGCGGTCCCGCAGACCCCGACGCCGCCGCCCCCCCCGGCCCCGGTCGTGCTGGACAACTTCTCCACGATCTCCGGGCCGCAGTTCTCCCAGAGCACCCAGTGCACGGTCGGCCCGTTCACCGCCCTGTGGGATCCCGACGCGTTCGGCGACGCGGGCGGCCAGGCCACGCAGCTGTCCTACAGCTCCAAGTTCACGGCACCGCTCAACCTGACGTCGATGACGTCGCTGGCGTTCTGGCTGGGCCTGGGCTCCCGCTGGTACCCGCGGCTCGAATACCCGGGCCGTATCCACGGCACGTCCGTGGCCGTGACGCTGACCGACACGAACGGCGCGAGCATCAGCATGGCGCGGAACCACCTGCGCCTCCCGGTCACCCCGATCGCGCAGGCGCCCGTGTTCACCCGGGTCAGCGTCCCGTTCCCCGCCGCCAGCGCCACGTTCCTGTACAGCAGCGTGGCCAGCTACACGCTGACGATCACGAACCGGTGGGACCGCGGCATCCCCCGGCTGCAGTGGGTCACGGCGTACCTGGACGCGCTGACCGCCTACCCGGACACGCAGACCGCCGCGCCGGTCACCCGCGGGAACCTGTACACCCTGTACGGCCTGCTCGGCACCGCGCGGGCGCCCGCGTCGCTGTCGTTCCAGCAGCCGCCGACCGCGGGAACCCCGACGACGATCACCGCCACCGGCGTCAGCACGTACACGGTGCCGGGCGGCACGGCGTGGCTGAAGGTCGAGGCTACCGGCGGCGGCGGCGCGGGCGCCACCCAGACCACGAGCGGGGTCGGCGGCGGCGGCGGCGGCGGCGAGTACGCCCGCGAGGACATCTTCGCCTGCAGTGCCGGCCAGGTCATCCCCTACGCCGTCGGCGCTGGCGGCACGCCCGGCGCGTCGCCCGTCGACGGGGCGGCTACCACGTTCGGGCCGGGCCCGTCCGGGACGCTGGTGGTCCAGGCGAACGGCGGGAAGTCCGTCGCGCAGAACTCGACCGCCGGAGGCACGGCAGGGACCGGCAGCACGAACAGCGTGCACTATGACGGCGGCGCCGGCCGGACCGCGTCCGGGTCGGTCGGCGGCGGCGGCGGCGGCTCGGCCGGTTCCTCGAGTCCCGGGCAGACGCCGATGGGCACCGCGGCGGACGTGTTCACCACGTCCGGCGCCCAGACCTGGACCGCCCCGGCGGGCGTCACGCAGGTGTACGCGGAATGCTGGGGCGGCGGCGGCTCGGGTGCCACCGGCGGGTCCGGGAAGAACGGCGCGGGCGGCGGCGGCGGCGAGTACGCGGCCGCGTTCGTGGGCGTCACCCCCTCGACGGTCTACAACCTGACGGTCGGCGCGGGCGGCACCGCCGTGACCGGCACCGCGCTCAGCGGCAACGCCGGGGCGAGCTCGCTGTTCACCGGCGACGTCGCGACGGTCACCGCCCACGGCGGCAGCGCTGGCACGGCGGCCACGTTCGGCGGCCAGGGTTCCGGCGGCTCGGGCAGCACGGCCAGCGTCCATTTCAGCGGCGGCGCGGGCGGCTCCGCGTACCCGTACTCCGGCGGCGGCGGCTCCTCGGCCGGGTCCGCGACCACCGGCAACGCCGGCAACGGGTACGGCAGCGCGGGCGCGGCCCCCTCGGA